CAGCACCAGGACCACCACCAGGACCACCAGAAGCGCCACCATTACCAGAACCACCAAAGGTGAGACCGTTACGAGCGACACCACCGCCGCCGCCTCCACCGCCGCCACCGATACATCCGTAGCGACCGCCTGTACCACCAGCTCCAGCACCCAAAGCAGATGTTGTTGCTTGCAATCCTACTGGAGGACCACTACCATTTGTACCAGCACCACCATCATATCCAGTAGCACCAGCACCACCGCCGCCACCAGCTCCAGCAACAATCAGTGATCCTCTTTGTAGAGTTGTGGAAGCACCACCTGCACCACCATCAGCGTCTTGGTGTCCTTCACCACCTGCTCCACCGCGACCAGAGTGAGATGCGCTACCACCACCTGGAGGACTGTTACCAGAGTTACCATTGCCACCATTTCCACCTGATTTCACACTCCATTGATAGTTCTTCATGGTAGCAAGTTGACCACTATCTAGTTGTAGTGATACATATGCTCCATTATGACCACTGTATCCACCTCTAGCGCCACCACCAGATCCACCTTTAAGAACAAATGTAGCACTAATAGGATTACCTACAGATGTGAGGTTGAATGATCCATCACCATTAATAGTTTGGTTGTATGTTCCACTCTGTCCACCAACAAATACGTTGATACCAGCAGTAGAATTACCAAGTGGGTCGAACACTGTAATAGATCCATATCCACCACCATTTGGATTATTTGGATATAGATTTGCTGGGAAACCATTGCCTTGAACACCATTTTGCCCAGGTCCACCATCAATTCCAGCATATCCTGGGAAGTTTTCTGATCCAGCATTACCTACGGTGCCACCAGATCCACCAGCACCTCCATTTAGTCCAGAGGTAGGTCCACCACCACCTCCACCACCAGCAGTGATCCACAATTTAGATCCATCACCAACCTTAACAATACTATTGCCGCCGCTGCCTCCACCAGCAGTACCTGCAGCACCAGCTCCACCACCACCGACTAGTTCAATAATTAGGTTGTCTGGAGTTCCTCCAGTAATGTTTCCTAAGTTGATAGTATATGGTCCACCTGGGTTGGTAAATGTCCACTCTTGTGTGAAATCATAGATTGGTGTGCCACCTGTATTAACAGTTCTGCCACCAATAGTTGAAGCACCAGTAAATATCTTTGACTCTGGGTTAGGAATGAATGTTTGAAACTCATATGTTCCTGCACCCTGCTCACCAGATGCGAGATAATATTGTTCAGATGGTGGTACAGTTGGATCTTTAATTGTACCGTTACCACCAGCACCACCTGAATAGTCAAAGACATCATATGTTGCAACAGTGTTGTCAGTGTTTGGTTGCCTTAAAAGACCATGTTTATGTGTAAACACCTGACCTGTAGTTGGGAACCATCTTGCCATTCGTCCAGATCCCAATCTATAATCTTGTAGATATCTGTCACCAGATGCTTCAGAAATATAAATGTTCTGACCAGGGATGCTATGATATACAGTGTGATTGTGCTGGAAAACACCAGTCAATTTGGTTTCTCTCATTGTGACAGTGACTGTCTGAGATCCAATAATATCTACAGCTGTGGTTTCAACAACTTGATCGTATCCAGTAGTTGTAATTCTTCCTAGTGAGAAGTAATCATCTTGGAGAGTCTTATCAAAATACCACCCACCACCAGTTGTACCTACACCAAGTGTAGAGTTACCAACATTGGGTGAGTTTGATCCATATACAGATGAGTTACCAACAATCTTTTTAGCAATGGTATTTGGAACAGCGAATGTACCCAAATATGGGTCACCCCAATTCTCCATCACATTGAATTTATTAATTCCTTCAATACTATTGTTAGCAATTCTAATAGTTGCTGTGGCACCAGTTCCACCACCACCTGTTATGGACACTGATGGTAGGTTATTTGGATCATATCCCTGTCCAGCATTTACTACATCAATAGATTTGACTGTGCCAGATTGTACATCAATGTTTGCTTGAGCAAGTGCTTGTACACCTTGAGCTGCTGTAGGAGGACCGATAGTAACAGTAGGAGCACTGGTGTATCCAGATCCTGCATTGACTACATCAATACCACTACTCGATCTACCACCATAATCATTTCCAATGACTTCAAATAGTGCTGGATAGTCTGCAATATTATACTCAGATCCATCACAATATAAGTATCCATCATGTGTATATGCTGGATCATCACCCTGCTGATATGCATTACCAGTAGTATCAGTTAGAGCTGGATAAGCAGTAGCATTGTATCTAATGTAACTATGATCATAGGAATTCTGACCCGACTTCAAGTTTGGAACAATTGCTCCAATAGGTGTCGTATCTACCAGAAGATCGGTTAAGAATCCAGTTCTGCTATTTCTATAACTCTGTGTCATAATTAGACTTTAATTAGATACTCCATAACAATAAAAGGAGCACATGCAGAGTCCACTGATACTGATGCATCAACGCCGATATCCATTGTTGTCTCTAGGTTTTCGGGTGGAACAATGATTGCTCTTGTCTTTACTTTATATGTATGCTCACCTTTCTCCAAATCGATTCTGTGATTGTGACGAGTTGGGTCTTCACCAGCAGCAATTGTTAAATCAACAGTATCTGTAGTTGTGTTTTCAATATCTGGTGTACAGCGAGATTCCTGTACATTCTGGTTTGATTGCAAAGGAACCACATCAAACAAACTATTGTTTGCGAAGTCTAGTGGTACACCTTGAGCACCCTGAACATATGTTGCTGGGACATCATTACTAGAGTCTCTAGAAGTGCTTCCCTCATTAATAATACAAATAGATGTAATGAGTAGAGGAATTTCATTAGTGTCCATGTATCTAGTCAAGTTTGACTGGTCAGCAGATCCTTCTAAGATAGATCTATCAACACTGAAAGATGCATTGGTCAAACAGTTATAGGTGTACTGTTCACCTGCACCAAATATACAACCACCATAGTAGATAGTTTGAAATAATCCAGATCCCCAGACTGGTTGTCCACTAAACTGTGTACCTGAGTTAGGATTCCATGGATCAATTGCAAGACATGGTTCTTGACCACTGCCAGGGATGCCACTATCATTAGCAGTAGCATCTAACCAGTCTTGGACATCGATTGTAGATGCATTTCTTCTACCAGTTTGTCCAGAACCTTTTGGTGCGTTAGTTGATGTTTCGTTTGTAGATAAGTTTCTTGCTCTAACTGCGCTGTGAAAGTGAGCGTGTGGGTGAACAGCATTTTCTTCTACACCTTCAATATCTGTGTAGTGTGCATCACCTGCATATGTGTACGATGGTCTACCTCTAACAGGAATCTCCTGAGATGGTACACTAATCTCACCACTATATGTAATTCTTACATTTTGACCGATAGCAGATACTGCTTCGATACCAATACCAGATCTGCTTACCTCATTACCTAAAGCATTATTAAGTCTGATATTATTATAGACACCAGCGTTAGCACCAGATGTTGGTTCTGGATACTTGGAACCAAGATCAGGAACAGCAAACTGTGTCTCTGTAATTGTATCTAACGGTGTGCCATCAATATTTCTTCTAAGAAACTTTGATTGTTCACCAGTACCTAAGATAGCTGCTAATCTAGGATAGTCGTCTGCAAAATATCTAGAACCATCACATTTTAAATATCCAGCAGGTAAATTAGTAGCATTCGCACCCGATGCTGGGTCTCCTTCATATGCAACAGGCCAGATAATAATCTGACCTGTCAAGTTACCATACTTTGCTCTTTCTTTTGCGTAAAATGTTGCCATTAGTATGCTTTGATGATAAATGTGATGGTAACACTAGGTTGAGATACATCACATGAAATATTTAGAGCATTTTCTAGACTCTCCGCTTGTAGAGAGGATCCATCTGCATCAGATGCAGTGTGTGATGGTGGTCCAGACATAGATCCAATACCCTGAGCAATTTCAAAACTACCATGGTTATGTGATCTAAATGATTGATCTAGAGGATCTTTATTTGAAGCAGCAAGGTTTAAACTAGATGGATAAGCACCATGTCTAAACTGTAGATCATAGTTTCCAGTAACTAGTGCTGGAGTATTCAGTGTGACCTCATACAATCCAGTTGCTTCATCAAGAACAATTGTCTGAACAAATGTTCCTTCTCTTAGTACATCATATTTCTCATCGTTATTAACTGGTGTAACATACATCAGTGGTGTGATCGCATCATACTGGAACCAATTATTTGGAAATGTACCATATGGTGTTCTAATATCAGTTCCAGATGGTAAAACTACCTTGTTTGTAGCATCCAAACTACAACCAGTAACAGCAAACGCTGGAGCTGTTTCTGGATTGTCTACAAGACCATCACCTCTAATTGGTGATCCAGTATCATATCCAAAGAAGTTTGGTCTACTTCTTTCTTCCATTGGTTTTGGGAAAAAACCTACATGACATGGTGTCTTGTGAGTATCAACTGGAGTGCTGTCTACAATCTGATCGGTTTCTCCTCTTCCAAATAATGTTTGAGTGTATACATCTGTAGCATGTCCACTACCTCTACTAGCACTATCTCTAAAGTTTGCTTCACCACATGGGACAAATCCCCAATAATCTTTTCCTGTGCTATCCTGGATGAATTCCATGAAAGAATCACATCTTGGTAGAGTATTTTCTTTATTACCATCACCATGGAATGTAATACCTTCTGCACCATTATTCCATGTAGTTGGTTCTGTAGCTTGCAAAGCACATGTATTAGGTCCTTTTGATCTACTACATCCGTTTGAACTAGCAGCATTACCAGTCATAACAATACCTTGGTCAGTTCTAAATGGCATAGGACCTGCTCCTGCTGCGTTAACAGAACCAAGAGAGTCCGAGTGTCCATGAGCTGGAGTATGGTTAATTCCCAGTTTCCTATTCAATGTATGAATTGTCTCTAGGAAATCAGGAGCACTTAGTGTAATATCAGTAAACTTAAAGTATAAGTTTCCTGTTAAGTTCAATGTAAAGTCAATGTCAGCAGATGCTTCATGAGTGGTTCTGACTGGAGCTGTCTCACCATAATCTTGAATCAAATCTCCAAGAACACTTCCGTTATCATCATATACAACTGCCGCAGCATCTGGTTGTCCATACTGATACTCTGGAATATCAAGATGATATCTTTCCAGATCCATCATGACACTATTAGATATCTGTGGTAATCTAAATGTTGCGTCGGTTCCAAAGTATGGAAATTCTGGGTGATTACCAGAAACATCTGTCATGTCTCCACCATATGTGTCACCTAAAACAGATGCCAATAGTGGATAGTCAGCAGCATTTAATGTTTGTCCTGTACAAACAATCCATCCCTTAGGAATATTAGAGGCAAGGAACCCCGTGCCTCCATCCCCTCCCCATGGCATGATGCTGCCAATTTTGGCAACTCTCATGCTCTTAATTGAGTCGTAAAAAGCAGTCATTTGTTCTAAATTAGAGTTCCATCAACCACCAACCTCTTAGAGAAGGTGGAATAGTTCTAGCATTTGCAGATCCTTCGATGTCAACAACACCAGCGTAAACCAGACCGAACGAAGCATTTCTGGATTGAATGATAAGTTCACCAGAATCCCATGTGGTTGTCAGAGTTTGACCAGCACCAGCACCGATTCTCGATCCAGTGTTATCACCTTGGATTGGAACAGCAGTGTTATCAATCTTCAGTGCTCTGATGATCAAGCTAGTATTGTATGTTAGGTTACCACTGAGTTCAACGAATCTAATCATATCACCAGTTTGAGCATTGTCTGGTAGATATAGAACCATGTTACTACCACTAGAAGCATTAACTAGGTAGTTGTTGTTAACCTCAAGTGGGTTGTCCTGTTGCTGTCCGATTCCAGTTGAAGGATCGAATGCGACATAGGTCTGTCTTCTACCACCGTTACCTGTCCAGTATTTCTCAATACCAAACGAATCGATAGCGTTGTTGTGATAAATTCTGAAGTCTTTAGCGCCTTCAGTGCCACCTTGACCAGCAGATCCAAGGTTGTCAACATGGAAGATAACTTCGGATGCAAGTTCGTTCTCCCTGACTTTACCCTTCTGGTAGAATGCTTCACCCATGAAGACATTACCTTCTCTGTTGCTAACACGGAAGGATGTCTCGGTAGAACAAATACCATTCATCTGGCAATCATCATAGTAAACCTTAAGGTCACCATAGAATGTACCAGGACCCTTGAGAGTTAGACCGTTAGTGTTAGTCTTAGGATCCTCAATCGATCCGTCACCAGAGTGACCATCATCGTTAGAGATCGCCATGACCAGAGTCTTGCCATCAGAACCATACATTCTGAGAGCACCACTGTAAATCTCAACATCCTGATGGATCGTAACATTACCACCACCAAATAGATTTACTAGTTCTGTTCCAACATTGTTAGGATATCTAATTTGCTTAGACATCTTAACCGCATAGAATGCATCAAGAGAACCATCAACACTATCAGCAACGAAGAATTCGGTGCCAATTCTCATCATGGTGAAGTAATCTAGTTTTGGTGAAATTAGATCAGCATCACGCAGAGTTAATTCTAGTCTTAG